CCTGGCATCGATCGACCTCATGTATTGCTGCTGGTACTACGTTCCCAAGACCTAAACCTGGCGCTTGATGTCTGAGATACCTATGCGCGGCACGCTGCATTTGGAATGGGCTTTCTGGACTGTGATCGTGCTGACTTGCCTTGCACAGCTCCTTCAACTCAAGCCACAACGCAAGCGCCGCATTTCAATTTCTATTACTACCCCAAATGGGGAATATTTCACTGGAGTTACTTGCATGCGAAACATCAGCAAACTCGGCGTCATCGTCGCGGTCACCGTTTTCAACAAGTCGGGTGTTGCCATCGCTGGCGATGATCTGTTCGAGAAACCCACCTTCAGCATTGATGGTGGCTTCGGCCTGGCCGTAGAGTCGGATGGCTTGACTGCGGCCATTGTTCCAGGCTCAGCTCAGCCAGCGGTCGCCACCTTGGTGGTGTCCCTGGGTGACTTGCGCGAGAGCATCGAGTTGCAATACCTCGGCGATGGTGTCGAGGCTCCAGCCGATCCGGTTGTGGCAGCCGACAACGTGCCTGCCAGCCTGGTGCTGTCGGTCTCGGACATCGTGCCGGCCGAAGGCGTTGGCGAAGCCCCGGCCGAAGTGGCGGCGGCGCCTGCATTGGCATAACCGGCAGCAAAGGGGCGATTGATGCATTTTGATGACCCACAGACGTGGATCACTTCCGGATTGGGCCTGTGGCAACTCGTTCTGACGGTCACGATCTGGCTTCGTCGTCCTGGTGAAGAAGCTGGCGCGGCGGTCAAGCAGTTGGCCGACGCGCTCAATGCCAAGCACCAAGAGATTGAACTTCAACTGGTGACCTTGAAGGGGCGTGTGGACAACACACCAACCAACAAGGAGCTTGCCGACCTGACCGGCCTGGTCCGCGTCATCGAATCCCAGAACAAGGCTCAGAACGATGCCCTGGCGGCGCTGAGCCGCCAGCTCGGCCTGCTTTCTCAACACCTGCTGAACCAGCAACGGGATTGACATGAGTTTCGAACAAGAACTGAAAGAAGACCGCCGCCTGTCGCTGCTCCTGGTGCTTCGGGAGAGTGGTGCGTACACGGCCAATGGCTTCCTGCTTCAAGGTGCCATCGGCAGCATCTACGGCCACAATGTGAGTGTGGACGTGGTGAAGTCCGACCTAGCCTGGCTGCATGAGCAAGGCCTGGTGGTGGTCAAGACTACGGGCGATGTGGCCGTGGCCACCTTGACGGTGCGCGGCCTGGATGCCGCTGCTGGCCGGGCCAATGTGCCCGGCGTCAAGCGCCCGATGCCTTGACCAGGCGGCAACATGGCCACCAATCGCAAGAGCACGATCAACAAGCTGGATCCGCGCATCCAGGATGCCGTCAATTCGGCGATCAAGGAAAACCGCGCGTCCATCGATGACATTGTGGGCCTGATCACATCGATGGGCGGCGAGGCTTCGCGGTCTGCCGTGGGGCGGTATGTCAAGACCCAGGGCGAGCAGCTCGCCAAGTACCGTGAGGCCCAGGAGGTCGCCAAGGTCTGGGTGGACAAGCTGGGCAAGGAGCCCGATGGCGACGTGGGCCGCCTGATCATCGAGATGCTGCGCGTGGTGTCGTTCCAGACGCTGAGCAACATGGAGTCGGCCGAGCCCGAAGACCTGATGCTGCTGGGCAATGCCATCAAGAACATCGCCCAGGCTGACAAGCTGATGGTGGACAAGGAATTCAACGTGCGCAAGCTGGTGCAGGCCCAGGCGGTCAAAGCTGCCGAGGAAGTCACCAAGACGGCGCGCAAGGCTGGGATGTCGGCTGCTACGGTTGACCTGATCCGGGCCCAGATCCTGGGCATCGGCGAGGCCAAGCCAGCATGAGCCTGATCACTGCCGAGATGCAGGCCCTGGCTGCTGAGGCGGACTACAAGTTTGTGCAGCGGGCTCCGGCCGTGATGCTGCCGTATCAACAGAAGTGGCTTGCCGATACCGCTTCGAAGGTGAAGATTTGCGAAAAGAGCCGCCGCATTGGCTTGAGCTGGGCCGAAGCCTGCGATGCTGTTCTGTGCGCGGCCCTTGACCCGAGCGAGGGCGGGATGGACGTGTGGTACATCGGCTATGTCAAGGACATGGCCATTGAGTTCATCCTGGACTGTGCCCAGTGGGCAACCCACTTCCAGAGCTTGGCCGACGCCATTGAAGTCTCTGAAGACATCTTCACCGAAGGTGAGGAAAAGAAATCTGTCTTTGTCTTCAGCATCAAGTTCGCCAGTGGCAATCGCATCACTGCGCTCAGTTCGCGGCCGCGCAACTTGCGCGGTAAACAAGGGCGGGTGATCCTGGATGAAGCGGCATTCCACGAAGCGCAGGGCGAGATCCTGAAGGCCGCGATGGCCTTGCTGATCTGGGGTGGCAGCTTGCGGGTCATTTCGACACATGACGGCGACGCCAACCCCTTCAATGAGTTGATCAAGGACACCAGGGCGGGAAAGTTCCCGTATTCGGTGCATCGCATCACATTCGACGAAGCATTGAAGGATGGCCTGTACCAACGCATTTGTCTGCGCACGGGCGAGACGTACACCGAGGCCGGTGCAGCGAAGTGGGCGGCCGACATCCGCGCCAGCTATGGCGAGGATGCGGAGGAAGAACTGGACTGCGTGCCCAAGAATGGCAGCGGTGCCTGGCTGAGCCGCGCGCTGATTGAACAGTGCATGAACAAGGCATTGCCGGTGCTGCGCTTGAGCAAGCCGCCCGAGTTCACTTTTGCGCCACAGCGTCAGCGTGTGAGCGACATCTTGGAATGGTGTGAAGAGTTCCTGGAACCCGAGCTGGAGAAGATCCCCAAGCACTTGCAGTGCTTCTTGGGTTGTGACATCGGGCGGGTGAGTGACTTGAGCGCCTTCATGCCGCTGGTGCAGCAGCAGAACCTTGTCCGCCAGGCGCCGTTCCTGGTCGAGCTGCGGAGCCTGCCGTTCGATGCGCAGCAGTTGATTCTGTACTTCATCATCGACCGCCTGCCCAACTTTCGGCATGGCGCCATCGATGCGCGTGGCCTGGGCTACCAGATGGCCGAGCAGGCTGCTCAGAAGTATGGGCAGACCAGGATCACCCAGGTGATGTTGAGCGAGCCTTGGTACATCGAGCACATGCCGCCGTACAAGGCGGCTTTTGAGGATCGCAATATTGAGATCCCATCCGACGCCGATGTGCTGGCCGACCACCGCGTGGCACAGATGATCAAGGGCGTAGCCCGCATCCCCGACTTGCGCACGCATGACGCCCAGAAAAAGAAGCGCCACGGCGATACCTTGATCGCGGGCGTGATGGCTTGGTTTGCCAGCCGCCAGGAAGGCGGGCCGGTGCATGTGACCAGTCGCGCAGGCGGGTCAAGCCGGGACCGCACGGACACCTCGGGGTACTTGGAATGACACAACTAGAAATCGCTCTTTTTGAGCGCGTCGGCCAGCTTTTGGCTACTACCCCGCCAGCCATGTCGGGTTCGCGCGGCTTAAACGCGCTTAAAGCACCTTCCCGGCGTGTTGATGACCCTCAGGGAACCGGAGAAAACACATGAGCCGAGGCATTTGGACCTCCGAGACCGAGTTTGTCTCATTTTCCGAACTCGCCAAGCCGAAGCTGACGGGTGACCAGATTGCCACCCGCCAGGCGGTGGGTGAACTGGGGGCGTTCCTGGGTTATTTGCCCAATCCCGATCCCGTGTTGCGCCGCACAGGCAAGTCGATTCAGACCTACCGCGATCTGCTGATCGACCCGTTGGTGAAGGGTGCCAGGCGTCGGCGCCGTGCGGCAGTGGTCGGGATGGAACGCGGGTTCGACCGTGGCCATGCACCGGTCAGGGTGCTGAAGTGCCTTGAAGCCATCTTCGCCGATCTGCCTTTGAACGTGATCATTCGCGGCCTGGTCGATGGCGGCTTCTTCGGCTATGGCGTGGCTGAGGTCGTGTGGGGCAAGGTCGGCAGCTATATCGTGCCTGTGGACGTGATCGTGAAGCCACCCGAGTGGTTCGCTTTCAATGGCGATGATCAATTGCTGCTGCGGCGCATGGGTTCGGTCGGTGGCGATCCCTTGCCCGATCGGAAGTTCATCGTGGTTGGCAACAACCGGACGTATCAGAACCCTTACGGTGAGCCTGACCTGGCCAGCGTCTTTTGGGCGGTGGCGTTTAAGCGGGGCGGGCTGCGGTTCTGGTCCAAGTTTGTCGAGAAGTACGGCACGCCTTGGGCCGTGGGTAAGCTGCCGCGCTCGGCAGGCAAACCCGAGACCGACGATCTGGCTGACAAGCTGGGCGACATGGTGCAAGACGCCGTGGCCGTGATCCCCGATGACGCGAGCGTTGAGCTGCTCACGACCTCGACCGCATCCAACACCGACAGCCATGAGCGGCTGTTGATGTACTGCTCGCGTGAGATTTCGATTGCGCTGCTGGGCAACAACCAGACGGTTGAAATGCAAAGCAACAAGGCGAGTGCGGCCGAGGGCGCCAAGGTTGAAGACGAGCTGCGCGATGATGATGCCGAGATGGTGTGTGATGGCTTTAAACAGCTTGTCAAATGGATCGTTGAGCTGAACTTTGCGGGCGCTGTTGCACCGACCTACAAGCTGTGGGAGCAGGAGAGCATTGACGAGGTGCGGGCTGGGCGGGACAAGTCGCTGGCCGACACTGGTGTGGTGTTCACCAAGCAATACTTCATGCGGGCTTACAACCTGGAAGATGGTGACATCGCCAGTGTGGGCAAGGCCTTGCCTGTGGGCGTAGTGAAGGATCCAAGCGCTGGGCCATTGGCCGGTCTGTTGAACGACCCGGAGGAAACCGACCTGGCGCTGTCTGAGGGCGACCAGGTTCCGCCGGACCAGGCGGCGATTGATGCGGCCATCGAGCACTTGCCCGCCGACCAGATCCAGGCTGCTATGGCGACCATGCTGCGGCCTGCGCTGGACGCGGTGGCGTCGGCTCAGTCCCCTGACCAGGTGCTGGCCTTGCTGGCTGAAGCCTTCCCGAAGATGGATTCAAGCGAGCTTGAAAGGCTGATGGGGCAAGCCTTCCTGGTGGCGGATGCCGTGGGGCATGGCAGCGTGATCGACGAGGCGGCAGGGGGCACCTGATGATGGTGACGGAACCTGATGTGAACTTCGCCATAGGCCTGCCACCTGAGCAGGCCATTGCGCATTTGCAGGCCAAAGGGCTGGGGGTCACAGGGTCGTGGCGCGATTGGGTGGATGGGCAGCATGCCCGTGCCTTCACGGTGGCCAATGTGACCAAGCTGGATGTGCTGGACGACATCCACAAGAGCCTGGTCGATGCGCTGAAGAACGGCAAGACATTTGAGCAGTGGAAGACCGATCTGGTGCCAACGCTTCAGCAGAAAGGCTGGTGGCAGCGCGAAGCCACCGCCGAGCAGCTCAAGTCGGCCGGACGGCTGAACACTGACACGGGCGAGATCGCCAAGGGGCTGGCGCCCTTCAGGCTGAAGACGATCTATGCAACGAATATGCAGAGCGCCTACCAGGCCGGGCGATATGACCAGATGATGGAGCAGGCCGCTGAGCGGCCGTTCTGGGGCTATGAGGCCGTCCTGGATCGGCTGACGCGACCCCGGCACCGTGCGATGCACGGGATGATCTTTCGGTATGACGACAAGGGCTGGGCCAGCTTTTACCCGTCCTGCGGGTATCGGTGCCGGTGCCGTGCGCGCAACTACAGCCAGCGGGACATCGACCGCAAGGGCTTGAAGGTCAGCAGCACCGACGGATATCTAAGCCAGGTTGACGTGCCCTTGAAGGGCGGCGGCACTGTATCGGTCACGCGCTTCAGCCATCCCGGTATGCCTGGCGGCTACTTCCAGCCGGATCCAGGGTTCTCGAACAACCCGGCCAAAAGCGTCTGGATGCCGAACCTGGCCGATAAGCCCGCCGAGTTGAGCCGGGCCTTTGTGCGCCAGGCCGTGGATGGCCCCCAGTTCGCGCGCTTTGTGCAGGCCAAGGGCGACTTGCAGGGCGTCTTCCCGGTGGGCGTGGCCAGGCCTGCTTTGACTCAAGGGGCACTTGACCCCACCGTGTATTTGCACAGCGAGCAATTGGCGCAGGGCGTGGGCAAGGCGTTGACGCCTGCCCAGTGGCGTTTGCTGCCCGACCTGGTCGAGTTCGGTGCGGAGGGTGGGCACGCTGGCCAGGCTGCGGCCAGGGCTGCTGCTGATGCAGCCCCATTGGACATCAGCCTGGAAGAGGCTGACGGGGTGCTGAAGGGGCAGATCGTAGTTGACGAGCTGGGCAGCCTGCGGCTGCAAGGGCTGACCTGGCTGCAAGGCAAGCCATGAGCGACGACCTGGTGCTGATTGGTGTGAACCATGAGCCGGTGGTGCGAGCGATGCGCAACGCTGCGGCCGGGCTGAGCAACCGGCGTGGCCTGACTAGGCTGATCGCGGGCATCATGATGCGCGCCGTGGAAGACAACTTTGAGGCCGAAGGACGGCCCAAATGGGTGGACCTGAAACCCAGCACCAAGCTGACCAGATACAAGACGGGCAACTGGCCCGGCCGGATTTTGCAGCGCAGTGGCCAACTGGCCGCCAGCATCGTCCAGCGGTATGACAACGATATGGCTGCGGTGGGCAGCAACAAGGTCTATGCGCGGATTCAGAATCTGGGCGGAAGGACCAGGCCGCATGTGATTCGCGCGAAGAATAAGAAGGCGCTGTCGTTTGGCGGCATTGTTGTCCGCCAGGTCAACCATCCTGGCAGCAATATTCCAGCTCGTGAGTTTCTGCGGCTGACGCCGGGAGACATGCGGGAGATTATTTTGGAAACCCGCGAGTTTCTAGCCAAGCGCTTTATCAAGGAGGCCTTCAATAAGATGGAGGCCTACTTGCCTTTCGGTTGAGGCTGAACCAGCAAAGCTGCGCAACCTGCTGAAATGTTTCAGCCTGCCCTGCCGGGGCGCCGATGCCGACACTGGCGGCATGCCTTCCAACAAGCCTATTCAGTGCCTCAAGCCAGGCCGCCACGTCGATGCCAACGGCACCGTGGTGACCTTCAGTGCCAGCGACCTGGCCAACATCGCGGCGGTCTATGACCCGGCCAAGCATGAAGCCCAGTTCGTCGTCGGACACCCGAAGATGGACACGCCGTCATATGGCGCCTCGGCCAGCTTCGCCTGGGACGGAAAGATTCTGTCCACCGATCCCAAGAATGTCGAGCCCCAGTTCGCGGAGCTGGTGAACACGGGGCGCTTCCCCAAGGTCTCACTGGCGCTGTACCACCCGGACTCGCCCCACAACCCAGTGCCGGGCTCTTGGTATCCCAAGCACGTCGGGTTTCTGGGCGCCATACCGCCCGCCATCAAGGGGCTGAAGTCGGCTGAATTCTCCGAGGGAGAAGAGGGCGTGCATGTCTTCATGGAAGGCCCTACGCAATTCGCCTTTCTGTCTTTCTTCAAGAGCCTGCGCGAATGGTTCTTGACTGCGCAGGGCACCGAGGTCGCCGACCGCGTGGTGCCGAGTTGGATGCTGGATAGCGTCCAGTCCGACCTGGTGCGTGACCAGGTCGAAAGCGAAGGGGACCAAGTGGATCCGCTTGCCACCCCGTCATTTTCAGAACCCACTTTGACACCAAAGGAGCCCTCTGTGGCAGACAAAGACATGGCGGCCCAACTGGCCGAATCCCAACGACAGTTGGCAGAAGCCAATGCGCAGTTGACTGCGCGCCAGGACCGTGAGCGCGCTGCCGCTAAAAAGGCCCTGCA